AAGTTATGGCTAGAACAGGTGGCTATGGAGATAGAAAATTAAAAAAAGAAGAAATAAAAGATTTAAAAAGAAAAAGAAACTCTGATCTAGTTTGGTTAAATGATACTTGGATATATAAAGAATTACACCCATATGTTCACGAAGCAAATAAACAAGCTGGTTGGAACTTTGAATGGGACAGATCAGAATCTTGTCAGTTTACAAAATATAAACACAACCAATACTATGATTGGCATTGTGATGGTTGGGATAAACCTTATGAAAAAGAAGGACCTGACAATGGTAAGATTCGAAAGCTATCTATGACTTGTCAATTAACAGATGGTTCCGAATACACAGGTGGTGAGTTAGAATTTGATTTTAGAAACTACGATCCACATATGAGAGATGAAAGTCAACATTTAAGAAGAGCAAAAGAGATTTTACCAAAAGGATCTATTATTGTATTTCCTTCATTTGTTTGGCATAGAGTTAAACCCGTAACATCAGGCACAAGATATAGTCTTGTTGTCTGGCATTTAGGAAGGCCTTTTAAATAATGTATATAAGTAATTATTTTAATACAACTATCTGGTCGGAACAAAAACCAGAGTTTATTAAATCATTAAACAAAGCATCTAATAAATATATTAAAGATGCAAGAACAAGAGAGAAAGCTTTTATTAAAGAGCATGGTGATTTCGGAAGATCATATCACTCAACACCATTAACAGCTGACAATGATTTTTTAGATTTTAGAAATTACATTGGTCAAAAGTCTTGGGAGTATTTAGATCATCAAGGTTTTGATATGCAACAATATACAACACTGTTTAGTGAAATGTGGGTACAAGAGTTTGCTAAAAAAGGTGGTGGTCATCATTCAGCACATGTACATTGGAATCAACACGTATCAGGTTTTTATTTTTTAAAGTGCAGTGATAAAACTTCTTATCCTGTATTTCATGAGCCAAGAACAGGTGCTCGTGCTACAAAATTAAAAATGAAAGATCAAAAAGGTGTATGGGGTGGTAGTGAATTGATACACTTTAAACCTACACCAGGTACTTTAATTATCTTTCCAGGGTTCTTGGAACATGAATTTGCAGTAGATTTTGGTAAAGAGCCTTTTAGATTTATACATTGGAATATACAAGCTGTGCCGAAAGAAATGGCTAAAGATGTTTAAAAAGAAAAAGTATACAGTCATTCGTCAAGCAATATCAAAAGACCTAGCAGCCTTTGTTGCAAACTATTTTATGATGCAAAAACAAGTTTATGATACTTGTAGAGAAAAAAGATATTTTTCACCATTTGAAAATATTATTGGATATTACGAAGAACCAGATGGTCAAATACCAAACACTTATTCTCAATATTCTAACATTGCTATGGAAACATTATTACTAAAATGTCTTCCTAAAATGGAAGAAGTAACAGGTCTTAAATTATATCCAGCATACACGTATGCAAGAATTTATAAAAAGGGGGACGAGTTAAAAAGACACAAAGATAGATTTAGCTGTGAGATATCTACTACTATGAATCTAGGTGGTGATGATTGGCCAATATATTTAGAGCCTTCTGGAGAAGTAGGTAAAAAAGGAATTAAAGTAGATCTAAAGCCAGGAGATATGTTGGTTTATTCTGGTTGTGAGCTAGAACATTGGAGAAATAAATTTAAAGGTAAGGAATGCGTACAAGTATTTCTTCATTATAATAATCGTAAAACACCAGGCGCTAGAGATAATATGTTTGACAAGCGTCCTCATTTAGGTCTTCCTTCTTGGTTTAAACGATGATATAATCTTTAGATGGAGGCAGGGCACCACCACATACCCCCTGTCTCCTTTTAAGGATTTATATTTATGTTTTTTGGCGGAACTTCATTTGCATCAGCACCTTTTGCAGACCCAGGATTTAATCCTAATGCATTAGCGATTGTAACAGGTAGTAGAATTAACGAATCAACAGGTACTGTTGGTATAGTTGGTAAAGCTCTTATATTACCAAATGGTAGTAGATTTAATATTGGAATTGGTAATGTTCAGGTAGCCGATGTTATTGGTGTATCAGGTATTGCAACAGAAATAGCAACAGGAAGTGTCACTATTGCAGCAGGTGCAAACATAGCTACAACTGGTAGTCCTTTTGAAATAGATACTGGTACAGCAAAAGCTATAGACGTTGTTGGTGTTACAGGTAATAGAGTTAATTTAGATACAGGAGATGTAACAACAATTGGTAAAGCAACAGTTATACCATCAGGAAGTGTTTTAGAATTAGATACCGGTACAGTTACATTTACATTTAGATACAGTGTTACAGGATCAGGAGTAGAATTATCTACAGGAACTGTTTCAACAACTGCAGCTGCAACTGTATTACCTACAGGATCAAGAGTTGATTTAGATACAGGTGATGTATCAGTTGTTGCAAAAGCAAATGTATCTATTACAGGAAGTGCAGTAGAAATAGCAATTGGAAATGCTACAACTAAAGCAAACGCAACAGCTATTGTTACAGGAAATAGACAAAATTTATCTACAGGTACAGTTACTATTCAAGCTAAAGCAAATGTAATTACAACTGGTGTAGGATTAGAAATAGCAGTACCAACTTCTATTAATATTAAACAGTGGGATGGTGTAGTACCAGGCGTTTCACAAATTTGGACAAGGATACAAACACCGTAATGTATTTTGGAGGAAGCACATTTGCCGGAGCACCATTTGCCGATCCAGGCGGAGTTAGTATATTTGTAACTGTCAGTGGACAAAGATTAAACTTTTCAGTAGGTAATGTAGTTATTGAAGGTAAATCAGTTGTTTTACCTACAGGACAAAGAGTAAATTTATCTACAGGTAATGTAGTTATTAAAATAGGTCAAACAGTAGTTTTATCTGGTAATCAAATAAACCTTGCAACTAACCCTGTAAGTGTGATATCATGGAACCCAATACCACCAGGAGTAAATCAAGTTTGGGTCCCAATAGATCCAGATAATCCGTAGGAGAAATATGGCATCAAGTACATCAACAGATTTAAAACTAGAACTAATAACTACAGGGGAAAAATCAGGAACCTGGGGTACAATTACTAATACAAACTTACAAATTTTAGAACAAGCAGCTAGTGGTTATTTATCACTTGCAGTAGGTGGGGCGGACGTTGCTTTATCTTTAGCAACTCATGCAACAGCAAATGGTAAAAATTTATACTACAAACTAACAGGAACATTAACTGCTAATAGAACAGTTACAATGCCTGACGGTGCTGAAAGAGTTTTTATAGTAGAAGATGCAACAGCAAGATCAGCTTCTAATTATACACTTACAGTTAAAACAGTTTCAGGAACAGGTCTTGCATTACCTGTTGGATCAACAACAGTTTTATATTCTGATGGAACAAACATTACAGGAAAATTACAGACAAAAGGATACTACACACCTTCTGCTACTTACACTACAGTTAATGGTGATCAAGTATTAATTAATACTTCTGGAAGTGGTATTGGTACTGCAATTACAATAAACTTACCCGCATCTCCTGCAATAGGTAATGAAGTACATTTTATAGATTCAGGTAATAACTTTGCATCTAACAATTTAACAATCGGTAGAAACAGTTCTAATATTTTAGGTAGTGCTTCAGATTTAGTAGTTTCGGCTAATGGTGCTGCATTTACTTTAGTGTATGTTAATGCAACTAGAGGCTGGATTTATAAAGATAACATATAGGAGCACGGACCATGGCTCTAATTGATTTTAAAGTCCTACCAGGAATAGATAAACAAGACACCACATCGGGTGCAGAAAACAGATGGGTTGATTGTGATAACACAAGATTTAGATATGGACTACCAGAGAAAGTAGGTGGTTGGTCATCATTAGTTACAGATACAATAGCAGGTGTTGCAAGACGTCAGTTTGCATTTGTAGACCTAGATGGAAATAGATACATTGCAATTGGCACAGATAAATTTTTACTTATATATTTTGAAGGTCAACTCTATGATATTACACCTTTAAAAGCTACACTAGCCTCTTGCACTATTGCAACAACCAATAACTCAGCTGTTTGTTCTATAACAAAATCAAACCATAGTTTATCTGCTGGTGATATTGTATTGCTTGATAATGTAACTTTACCAAGTAGTACAGGTTATCAAAATTCAGATTTTGAAGATAAATTATTTCAAGTAACAAGTATTACAAGTACAAGTGTGTTTACAATTACACAAAGTTCTAATGCAACAGCAACTGTTTCAACAGGCGGTAGTTTAGAAGTTAAACCTTATGAACAAGTTGGACCAGCAGAACAGTCTTATGGTTATGGTTGGGGTATTGATTCATGGGGTAGTGGTAATTGGGGAGAAGCCGCTTCAGCATCAGACGTGAGTCTTGAACCAGGCCTCTGGAGTTTAAGTAATTTTGGTCAGGTACTAGTTGCAACAATTGCAAATGGAAAAACTTTTACATGGAATGCGGGAAGCGCTTCAAGATTAACGACAAGAGCATCTACATCAACTTCAGGATTTTCTACATCAGCTAATCCAACAGCAACTAGAGTATCTTTAGTTTCACCTACAACACGTCACTTGATTCATTTAGGTACGGAAACAGTTATTGGAGATACATCCACACAAGATGATATGTTTATAAGATTTTCTGATCAAGAAGATATAAATGATTATACACCAACAGCAATTAATAGTGCTGGATCACAAAGACTACAAGATGGTACAAAAATTATAGGTTCTTTAAAAGCTAAAGAAACTATTTTGGTTTGGACTGATAATGCATTGTATACTATGAAATTTATTGGTGCACCTTTTACATTTGGTTTTGAACAAGTTGGTACTAACTGCGGATTGATTGGTAAGAATGCAGCTATTGAAATAGATGGGGTTGCGTTTTGGATGTCTAATAATGGTTTTTTTATGTTTGATGGTACAGTTAAATCTCTACCTTGTTCTGTTGAAGATTATGTTTATGATCAAGCAGATACTACAAAAGGTCAACAAGTCTATGCCGGTATAAATAATTTATATACAGAAGTTATTTGGTATTATCCATCAACTAGTTCTGATTATAATGATCAGTACGTTGTATTTAATTATGGAGAACGTATGAAAGGTGGTGTTTGGTACATAGGAACTGAAGCAAGAACATCTTGGATTGATGCTAGTGTATATCCTAAACCATCAGCTACTAAATTTAATGACTCAGCTGTTGGTACTTTTCCAGTTATTATAGGTGAAGATGGACTAGGTCAAACCACTTTATTTGAACATGAAGTAGGAACTGATCAGGTAAACCCTGATGGTAGTACAACAACTGTTACATCATTTGTAAAATCATATGATTTTGATATACAATCAAGAGCACAAAATGCACAAGGAAAA